GCCTTGTCTCCAACAGATATGTATACTTGTTGTAATCGATATCGAAATCGTCGAAGAGTGTTGTCTCGCCACCCTTATCCATACCAATTGTATAGTCTGCAAGGTTAACGATGATGCCAGCAAGCTCAAAAGTCTTCTCTGTCTCTTCGCCCTCATCTTCAACTCTTGTGATGTTGTCGAACATAGGAACTTCTGTAAATCCACGAACTCTCATAGCTGTAGACAGAGATGTCTCAGAATCGTAGATTCTTCTGCCCATAGAATCCTTGATAAGGAGCATCTCAGCGAGTCTAGAAGGACCTGTGTAGAACTTAGGGGAACCAGAACCCTTATAATCTACACGAGCTCTAACTGCCTCGTCAATAAGGAACTCAGCCTTATCGGCAGCTGTAGCATTGGCAGGAACCTCAATAATTCTTCTATACGCGAATGTAGCAGAAGAAATATTATGACCATTAAGCTGAGAATCGTAACCAACAAGAGGAGAAACATCTTTGTAGATCGGGATGACCTTTTCTTCCTTAATCTTGTGAGGATCAGAGTTAGCTCTACCATCGCCAACAAGAATAGCTCTTGCAATCTCTTCCTTAAGCTTAATGCGCATCTCGGACTTAACCCAAGCAACAACATCAAGGTCTGTAATATCGAGAATGTCATCTCTATCAAACTTCTGGAGCTTGTAGATGGTCTGAGGTGTCACCTCTCTCTTAAGGAGACCGAACTGCTCCTCTACCTTCTTTGTACCCTTAACATATCCAAGAGCACGAGCCTCGTCCATAGTAATATCAGCAGCGAGTGTCTTAAGTCTAGACATCGGGCTCTTATGAACAGAATTCATTACATCGGATACCCACTCCTGGTCATCATTAATGATCTGGGGTTCCTTATTGAGAAGCTTTGCCTCAGGAAGCAAATAATCAATGTTAACAATACCGTGTGCAAGGAATGTATCCTTAAGGCTAGCCTTATTATTTACGGCTTCCTGAAAAATAGACTCGATCTCGGAATGAGAAAGGGTATCGTTCTGCTCATTACTTGTTCTATCAAAAATATTATGTTTCATATCATCGTCTCCAAAATCATCATGTTCTGTTTCTCCGCCCTTTCCTTCAAGAGCATTACCTACAAGAAAATACAATACATTCTTCTGTTCTTCTGACATAGAATCTATAACATCCTGTACTGTCTTTCCACCTTCTTTGTTCTCTGCCACTTTAGTACCCTCCTTTGTATTTTCTGAATCTTCGTGGGCTAATTCTTCATTTTGATTTTCAGATTCTTCGTTTTCATCCTCTTCGTCATCTTCATCAGAATGAGAAAGTTCTGAATCTGAATAAATTATTGCTTCGTCGTCGAGTTCTGTATAACTACCATCACTATGAGCAATACTAATATTGTCTATAAAAGCTCCGGGATTAGCCCCAGCAAGCACAAGACTTACTTCTCTTATAGATCCGTGGATAACATCTCCACCTTTCTGAACCAACTTATTAGCATATATGGATAATCGAGATACATCGCCATTTGCTATGAGTTCTCGCATATCCTCCCCTCGCTGAGTATGATTCAAATAACCATAACAATATACACCATCTTCTCGATTTTCGAGTATAGCATGACCGAGTACATTATCAGGGTTATCATGAACGTGCTGCCAAACCAAAGGGACTGTCTGGCCGTCATTATCCTTAAATGCATCTTTACGAATAGTACGACCATCTCCGCATTTAAGGTCGTTTCTAGTGGCATAACCACTAAAATCCCATTTTGCCATTATTTGCCTCCTTTTTTCTTCTTACTATTTCTATTTAAATAATCAGAAACTTTATTATAATAGCCGGCATCCATCTTTTTAGTAGTTTTGGTGGATGATGAGGATGACTTAGATTTCTTCTCTTCCAAGAATGCAGGATTAGCTCTTATCTTTTCCATCTCATCAACCATAATTTGACCATACTTTTCTTCGAGTTCATCAGCTATCTTTTTATAGTTTTCAGAAACTGCTGTTTTTGCGTTTGATGTATTTTCTTTTGCTTTAGCAACATCTTCCTCTGCTCGTGAAGATAATTGTTCTGCCGTGGACGAGTAATTACTCCGTGCTGCAGCATATTCTTCCGCAAACTGATCAGATAATGCATCTCTATTTTTTGCATTCGTTTCTTGCAACTGATCTATCTGATTTTCAAAACCACGTCTAGCAGCATCACTAGGAGCAGATGCCATTTTTTCTCTGAGTTGATTTACTTGATTCTGTAATCTCTCAGATGAATTAGCTATTACAGTTTGGAGTTTTGCTTTCGCGGACTCAATATTAGAAGACGTTGCATTTCTAGCAGCTTCTAATGCACTGGATAGATTATCGGAAATATCTTTTACAGTGGTTTCCAAATCAGTATCCAATTGTTCAATTTTTCTTTTTGCTTCAGCTGTATGAAGTCCTAATTCTTTAGCGTGTTGTTCATCTACTTGCTTTCGCATGTATTCCGCAGTAGCTATGCCTTCTTCATTTAGACCGGCATTAGATCTTCGACCCTTTAACTTCTTGGTTTTCTCATAATATTCATGAGCCTTTTCAGGATCATAATATTTTGAAGCATACCCTCCAGGTGGCTGATTTGCTCCTGTATGAGATAATGAATCATGATACATATTTCGCATATCTTCTAATTCTGAATCAATATTTTCCATCTGTCCATACTGATCATTTGCGAATTGTCCATAATCCATAGGGTACTGCTCGTAACCCATTTCACCATCGGCTGTATTAATATTTCTATTAACTAGCATATCAGCTCTTGGGTCATCCGCTGGCTTGAAACCTAGGCTACCTCTAAATTCATTAGGAGTAAGGATTTCATTTCTAGACAAACTATTAGAAAGATCCGCCAGTTCAGTTATTGGAACTAACTTAAGAGGATCTCTAAAGAACATTATTCTTTGTCTCTGTGATCTACCAGTTTTAGTTATAAACTTTCGCTGGCATTCTTCAGTTATAGCTGAAATTATAGGTTCTATAGTTCGATTATAATAATTCAGCATCTCTTTATCATCTGCCGTACCATTAAATACCGCTTCTGTCAAACCAAGCTGACTATAAAGAACTTTAGTCAAATATTCGATTTGCTGTAACAAATTGTTTTCTATGGGGTGGCCGAGCTGGACGATCTTTTCTGTTCCATCTGTATATGCTATACCATATTTACTATTTGTTAACTGCTCTTCAATCTCCGACCTTCTCTGTTCAGCTTGCTTCTTTCGTGCTTCAGATTTAATAATATATGGCAACTGTATAATGAGATCTAATTTACCAGAACTAGATTGTTCATCTACCTGGTCTAATAAGGATAATTTCCTAATCAATCGTTGTAATGTAGAATTTCGTTCATTCATTACAGAATATAACGGATTCTCTATTATTCCGACAGTCCTTTTAGGCATCGTTACTTCTTCTTTTTCGCCGGTCTTTTCGTTATATACTTCTATTTTAACAGCTTCTGGATACCATTCAGTAATCTTACCAGTTCTTATAGAATTTATTTCAAAAGCGCCAGTTATCTTTGGGACGGTATCTGTATCTACTGGAACGAGAGCAACACACCCCTCGTCAAACATAGACATAACGACATCTCGTATAAATTCTCTGGACGTCTGATCTATATTGGCTTCCGTAGAAAATATATAATTTAAAGACGAATCTTCTATTTTTTCTACAAAATTCTCATTTTCATCGACTCGAACATGCTCGATGTCGATGGCAGATACATCTATTGCTATCCTTGTATAAATAGAAGATATAATTGTATTATCTACTCCTGGCAACAATCTATGTCTATCAGGTCTAGTATAAAATCCCGGTTGCGTGTAAGAGGTTGGGGTAGGATCTTTATTCTGGAAAGCATTCCATGCGTGTGCTAATCTATCTTTAAGATTCATAAGTGCTCCTTAATTAGGCATCAATACCTTGACTTTTTAAATAACGACGAGCAGCATCCATTTGTGAAACCATTGCCGGATCATTTTCTATCTCTGATACATCATCTGCCTGATCAACCAATCTTTGTACGGCACTTGCTGCTTTTCCCACACCATATCCGACTAAAGCTCCAATAGTTATATTTCTTAAATTCGTACTTTTTGGAGATCCAACAGGAGTTAACATTTTTACGGTATAACCAGACAAGGCGGCATCTGCAACTTCAAAAGCTCTATTTCTTATAGATCGTTTTCTATCTTTGGTTTGATATATAGAATTAGTATCTTTAATATATTTTGCGGCCCCGTGTTCTCCCGAATATCTTCGTAATCCTTTTGCATTAAGTGATCCGTCTTCATTCTGATAACGTCTAACTCCCCATTTCTGGCCTTTAATGCCATGGTGGGCTAAATATGTTTCATCGTACATATGTGTTTCTCCTTACGTATTTATACCTTGTGATCTCAAATATTGTCTAGCATTTTGAACGTATTTTGGCGCATTTTTAGAATTGCCTAATACTGATAATTCTGCAACGGACCTATATTCAAATAACTTATTAGAAAGTATATACTCAGATCCAGCGTGTATAGCTGCTCTACCAGCTACGAAAGCATACGCTGCATATATTGCGCCCATTTCTCTTGGGGTATTTGGATTATGGTGGCTTCTAAAATAAGAAATATCTCTATAAGCTTGTATGCCTGCGCCTACTGCACCTATAACTGCTGATTTTTTAGTATTTGAACTTTTTCTGCCC